ACTTCAGGTAATCACTCCTGTTGGACCGTGTACATTTTTCTATTGAAATTTTTTACCCAGCATTTTTATCCAGCATCTAGCACCAGCATCTAGCAAGAATATTTGTTTATCTAATTAATTTTGAATAGATTTATATATATAAACTTAACCAGTATGCTAGAGAAATTTAATTTATTTGAATTTGAAAACTTACTTCAAGAAGATAAAGATACTTACATTCTTTATTTATTAACTATACCAGAACAAGATAGAACTAGTATAGATAAGCACATATTGAAGTTTAATACGATTGGTATGAAACCAGAAAATATATTGATAGAAAATTGACTTTTACCAATTTTAGTATTATAATTGTATAAACTAACTAATCCATAATACAGTTTACTTAGTCCAGAGTCAGCAGGTTAGCTTCCATTTCCCTGCTGACTTTTTTATTAATTCAAAGTATTTATGATATGTAATTGTTGCAGTATAGATAAAGAAGAAAAATACTTCCAAACATATTGGCACAGTTCTCAGAACAAATTTCGTACTAGAAAACATTGTACAGAATGTTTGTATAAGAAGAGAAAAGAAAGTAAGTTGAATAGATTATCCATCCCAACAGAAATAGTTCAACCAGAGGTCACAGAATCACAACCAGACCCTATTCCTGATATTAGCACTGACTTCTTCAACGAAGAGAAGTATTTATGTAAAGTGTGTATGGAATATAAAAACATAAATCAATTTTACAATCGTTTTGGAAGACCTATTGAATCGGTATGTAAATCTTGTGAACTAGAAAAGAATAGAGCAACTAGACAAGAATATATCAAGGAAAATTGTGGTAGTGAGTTTGTTTATGCAGAAGTTGGAAAGTACACCGATGAATATCAAAAAGAATGTACATTCAATATATTAAAAGAATTGGGATATTTATATGATGAAGAGACTGGTATATGGACAAAAGAAGGTTGGAAGGAGATAAAGGATGGTCAACCACATTTTCTAAAAATTACCGATAAGAGAGGAAGAAAACGATTAACTCAAGAAGATAAGGATAACATCAGAAAATTATATGAAAAAGGGTATAGTGTTGATGATATTTCAATTGAAATGAGAATAAGCGATACAAGTGTTTACCGTTATGTTAAAGAATAGAAATGTTAAGGTAGGAGAGATTGAGATACCATTAGATTATTGGTCAATGAAGAAAGATGAAAGAACGATATTTTGTTTGACATTGATGGATGGAATCTTAACATTATTAGATAGACAAATAAAACCTGAATACAATAGAATTGATTTTTTAAGTAAGTTAATAGACAGTTCAATTGAAACAAATGAAATGGAAGAGAATTATGAAGTTTGTCAGGTCCTAAAGGATATAAGAAACTTAATTGATGAGGAAAATATTTGATTGTTACATCACAAGAAATTATCAGCAACTACTAAAAATATCAAAGAACATTACCAAATCTGATATTGAAACTTCAAGGGAATTACTACACGAATGTTTATTCCAAATATATAGCAGGGATGAGATTAAACTAAAAGAATATAATGACGATAGTTTAAGGTACTATCTAACCTCAATAATGAGAGTTAATTATTATTCCAACACATCCCCTTACCACTACCGAATTAGAAAAGAAAGACAAAGATATACTGACCTCACCGAAGTCTTGAATATGGAATCAGAACAAGAAGTATTTGAGTCAGAACAACTATTCCAATTATTGGAAGAAAATTACGCAGAATTAGATTGGTTTAGAAAATCCTTATTGGATATGTACCTAACTCTCAATTCACTTAAAGCGGTATCAAGAAAGACAACTATTCCTTTAACATCAATTTCTCGTTATATTAAGGAAGGTAAAGAACAAATAAGAGCAAACGTATTAGAAAAATTAAATAAATAATGGAAAGAATAGCTAAGGGAATTATACACACCGAAAATCCAACGGAGCATTGGGGTTTCTTACCAGTAGAAGATAAGGTGATTTTGGATTTGGGTTGTGGAATAAATAATCAGGAGTTTACACCAACACCGATGCATTGGGTTATGAATAAAGCTAAATTGGTTATTGGTGTTGACTCATCAAAAGAAAGTTATGATTGGTTTAAACAGAATTATAATGTTCGTAATTTTATTAACATTATGGATTACGTGGATAGGATTGAGAAGTTTCAATTATATTTTGGATACTACAAACCTGATGTTGCAAAGATTGATGTCGAAGGTGCGGAGATTTTTCTTAACGCTTTGGACCCTGAATATTTATCTAACACCCGACATATTGGAATTGAGTATCATAATCTGTCTTGTTTAATATCGTGTGAGCATTTATTAAAAGAAGCGGGATATGATTTACACTATTATAAGTTCCCACATTTGGATATAGATTATCAAGGTGTATTATATGCACATAAGAAAAGTATAACATATAAACAAAGAACAATATAATGGCTTCAACACTTGCAAGAAAATTAAGAAAGGAACAGGAGAAGAGAAATAAGAAGATTGAGGAAGATACCTTAAAACAGATTATGAAACAACCAGAACCTCACAGAAGTAATATGTTGATGTTATTGGAGTTGATAAACGAAAAGAAAGAAGAACAAAAGAAATTAGTTAAAGATAATATATTTTAATATGGGATGTGGATGTAAAAAACCAAAGAATGTGGAAGCGGTGATGATACCAACACCAACCCCTCAACCAATTAGAACACCTGATGAGTTACACGCTCAACAGTTAAATGATTATTATAATAACTTAGACGACTATCATATTGAAAAAAAGGATGATAATGGATAAGGAGTTAGAAAGATTAGAAAAGTTAAAACAAGAAGCAATTGAAAATCCTGCTAAAAAAAAGAAGGGATGTTCAAGTTGTAAGAAGAAAAAAGAAATAACTGCACCACTACCACAGTTGGAAGTTATATATATACCAACATTAGAAGATATTAAGAAAGCATATTCTTATCTTGGTAATGTTAAAGAGGAAGAGAAGAAGTTTATCAACGATGTATATATGGCACTATTCAATGAAGAGTTTGATTTTGCGTGTGGAAGTTGTGGAAATAAACAAGCAAAGAGATTACGTAATTATCTCAAATATGAATTAAACGCAATACTATAATGGAAAAAGAAAACAAAGGTGGAAGAAAATCAAATATAGCAACATACGAAGAACGTATTCCTGAAGCACTTGAAATGATATTATATGAGAAATTATCGTACACAGAATTTAGACAACAAGGAGCCAAGAAATGGGGAATCACAGAACGTTCTGCTGAAACTATTTGGAAAGATTGTAAAGATAGATTACAACAAAGGTTCAATGAAAAGACGGAAGAGATTATCTCGGAACAACTCAGTAGGTACTTTGACTTACTTGCTAGGGCCAGAGCTGACAACAATAAAAGGGTGGAACGGGAGACCTTAGCTGACATCAATAAACTTTATGGTCTTGAACAAAGAAAGATTGACATAACATCAAACGGAGAACCCATTTCAATCAATATTAATTTAACAGATTAATTTTTTTTGTGATGTATTACTCGTAAAACTTCGTTTTTGACTAACCGTATATATGAATATAGATATTAAACTAACAAAGAAACAATCTCAAGCGTGGAGATTACTGATGGATGATATAACCAATGAAGTGTTATATGGTGGTTCAGCAGGTGCGGGAAAGTCTTGGTTGGGTTGTCTTTGGATTACAATGTTATGTTTAAAATATAAAGGTATCAGATGTTTAATTGGTAGAACTGTTTTAACACAATTGAAAATGACTACCCTTAATACTTTATTTGAGACCCTACAATCAATGAACTTAAAGTCAGGGGAACATTATACCTACAACGGACAAAGTAACGTTATAACGTTCCAAAATGGTTCAGAGATAATATTAAAAGATTTACAGTACCAACCATCAGACCCAAACTTTGATAGTCTTGGTGGTTTGGAACTTACCGCAGTTTTTGTGGACGAGGCATCTCAAATATCTCAACTCTCCTATCAAATTCTTAAATCACGTATTCGTTTCAAGTTAAATGAATATAAACTTCAACCAAAGATATTGATGACTTGTAACCCTGGTCAAGTATGGTTAAAGAAAGTATTTTATCTTCCATATATACAGGATAGTTTACCTGAGAATATGAAGTTTGTACC